ACTGGTTTAACAGGTCAGCTTAATTGCGTAGGTGTTGTTTTCTACGATATTTTGCGTTGAGCCGGTGTTCCAGCTCCAAGAAGTCCAGTAAGGAAAGTTAGGGTTTGCGGCAAAAGTTGCGTCTTCCCTGTAAAAAGAGGCCGACCCGATTTGCAGCTTGTACCACTGACTGTTCACGCCAAGTGGCGTTGACCCTGTGCCTGTTGTGGTCTTGATAATTAGGGTTGGCAAGTAAGACGTTGATGCTTGGTCAAAAGTTTCAGATATAGAAATAATTAGCTTGTCGTTGTAAAAGTTTATCAAACTTGCGATCGTCGTTGATGTCATAGACCCAATACTGAACCCAACGTGATAACCCCTGATCGTAAAATTAGCAGGGAACCCAGCAGTGTATTTTCCCGCCGTCATTGACGTTGAAAATTGATACTTCACCGCATTCTTTAGCCAGCTCAGTTTAAACGCTCCACTAACCGGCGGCACGTTTCGGGTAGCGCCATAAAAGTCGTTCATACCTTTTGGGTTTCTACGCTCTAACGTCACGCCTTCAGTGTTTACGTTGGTGCTGCCACTGAAAAACTGCACCGTGTAAGTGGTGCCCGCCACTAAATTCCTATAACTGTCGCTTGATCCCCACTGAGATTCGTTAGTGCCACTGTAATAGGTGAACGTGTTGACGTTGAATGTGAGGGTAGATCCACCCGCTGGCGTTAATGTAAAGCTAGTGATACTACTGTTGTCAAAGCGACCCGCGAGCCTGATTATCGTGAAGCTGAAATAGTCATACACAAGATTGACTAAGGGAGCGTTACCCACAGCCGCAGAGGTTGTTGGAGAGCAAGTGCCAATATTAGATACTCGGTTGAACTGCGGAATGCTGTTAAAGTTTTGCGGCACAACGGTGAGCGTATCAACCGACATTTCTGGTCAGCTCCATCATGTCAATGGCTGCTTGCATGTCTTCCGCAACGGTAGTTTTTAGCTTGGTCTCAATATAAAGCTCGTCACCATCGTCATAGGTATGGTTGAAACAGATCCAGTCATCCCGCATCGTGTAATCAGTCATCAGCCCAGAGCACCGCGCAAATGTCTTGGACTAATTGAGGCGCAGCACTGTGATCAGCCAAAACCTCGTTCCCGTCTTCGTCTACATCCATTTTGCGGTAGTCTACGCTGCGGCTTTTCGTTAAAGGTAAATCGTCATCATCTGGATCATCCCAAACATCTTCGTAAGTCACTTGTAAAATCCATTCTCCAGCTTCAAGCCTAGATTTCCTCGTATAAAAAGATTGAATGCTAGTTGTCTTTTGCATGTTTAATTTCCTCTATAGTTTGTTTTAGTTGATCAATTTGGTCCTGTTGTTCTTGCAGCCCCTTGAGCAAAATTGCCGTCAAATGCTCGTAGTCTACGGTCAGGATTTTCTCAAGCCCATTTGCATCTGAGGGCTTGTCTACATCTACTTCACCCACCAATAACGGGAATTGCTCTTGCAGCTCTTGAGCAATAACGCCGATCTCTTTTTTATCGGATGGGGATGTGATTTTGTTGTAAGAATAAACGCCTAGCTTTTTAATCTTATCCATCACAGGATCAATCGGAACGATGTCTGTCTTGATTCTTCTGTCTGAGATAGAAGACATAGACCCGTAGGCAATGACATTGGATCGGAAAATGCCATCCCATGTGGTTTGGTTCATTTGGAAGGTTACAAGATCAGAATCTTTATCAACTACCCTGAAGGTTGTGCCGCCATCAGAGGATCCGTAAACCGTGACAGAATCTTGATCTAAACAAATGCCGCCCGCCTCAGTGCTACCAGCCTCAATGTAAAACGCGGTAGATGAAGCATATACGCCAGTTTGCATGACCTCCCCAGATCTTGCTGTGGGCTTCCATCCCATTGTAAAATATTCACCAGATGTGCTTGTGCTGTCTCTGCCAATATATATTGCAGTGTTTCGGTTCTGAGCACCTGCCGCACTCCAGCCTTCATACTTAACTGGGGCATTCATTGTTATAGGAATCGTTGAACTGAGAGGCCCAATTGTTACAGCGCCATCATTAGCCATGTGTAAGACGCGAGTGCCTGCACCTGTAAGATAACCGGAATTACTATTGGGCCGATTTACGTTGAAAAACAAACCGCCTGAAACTGAAGACCCAGTGCTTATGACCGCATTGTTGTCACCAACCGCGAGCTTCAACTGCTGCTCAGTTGATTGGCTAAGGTTTCCGACTGTTTCTACTATAGATATACAAGGAACGTCGTCTGCCGACATTACAAAGGTGTCGTAAGCAACAGGTACTGGGGACCGGCCATGACGGAAATTAAATCGGTTTCTTCCGCTGCGATAAGGCATTTCAGCCTCAAATTTCCCGTCTAAGCCAGCAGTTAGACGGAAATACCTAGTATTGTCGTCGTTGTGATATTCATTGGCAACATACACTTTATTCCAGCGGGTGCTTGCAGCTCCAAGAGAATTATTTACATCAACTTTTGAGTAGAATTGATTTGCGTCAAACTCGTATTCTTTCGTACCGTTTATTTTTACGGTGAACTCGCCAGTGTCGCTGTTAATGTATAGATCACCGTCTATACCAATATCGCCTACCTTTGCTCCAACAGCGTAAAGCTCGGCAATTGACCCAGAACCACTTATACGATTTAAAGTTAAGACATCTCCAGTCCTTGCGATATCAAGACGATAGCCATCGCCAACTTTCATTATGTTTAAGCCGCCGCCAGAGGTGCTACTAAATAAAGATGCTGAGGTGTTGCCGAAGTGAGAATCTTCGTTGTAGTACAGGTCGTTGTTGTACTGATCTATCATGTCAGCGCCAACGAACAGACCCCAGTTCATCATCAACAAATAGCCGTTAGTCCATCCTGTAGCGTATATCCTGAAATATCTATACGCTGTTCCAGCAGGGTTCTCTGTCACTCCTACAATTTGATGCGGCTTAAACCCATAGCTTCCTTGAGTGCCAGCAGTCCACTGATCTTTATCCCCAATCGCTAAAGTCGTCCAGCTAGAATCATCGTTTGATCCTTGCAAATACCAGTCACCACTAGGTTTATGGCTGCCTCCTGGATATCCACTTACAGCAACATGAGTGACGTTGTAAGTTGTCTTGCAATCAACTTTTAGCCAAGCAACTCCGCTTGCGTCATCGGCAGTTTGATAGCCGTAAGAAGGCCAAGATGAAGTAGTCCTTCTATCAGTTTCATCTGCAACATTTTTAGGAGTTCCAGATACACCAGCAAACGCAGACCCTGTGAACGTGAAAAATTCTTTTGTAGTCTTGTTTAGGATGTTTTGCGTTCCGCTCGGAGCCAACACAAAATCGCTTGAGTGGATTCCGCCATTTACCGCTAGTGTTGAATTTTTTGACGCACCGGTTACGTTTGTCGTTCTGTTTACCGCAACTTGAGTATTGAACCAAACTGTCGTGTCGGACACTCTGGCATACTCAACATTGTTGTCTCCATAATAACGGATATATTTAGACATTAGATTAATGTCATCACTTGACCCTAGATCAAGGTCGCCGCTGTTGTGCTTGATATACCAATTCGCATTTTTAAACTGTAGCGGGATATCGTTATTAATACGCACAAGATTAGTGCCGTCTAGGCCAACATCTCCTACATATAAAACACCTGTCCAGCTGATTGCGGAATCTGCACTGCCACTATTTGCTGCGCTGTAAAATAAATGCCGTCCCTGATCAAGCTCATACATTGTTGCGCGACCTGGCTCGTTGCGCTTATAACCACTGTCGTAATAAGTGTTAGTAAAAGCCCTAAAATTATTTCCGCCAGTTGAGCTTAATGCACCGCCATAACTTGAGCTAGAGGTTGCAATGTGTAACGCGCCCCCAAACGGAGACGACCAAGTTGGATGCCGACTAGACCCAATGGCTACGCTGTTAGAGCCTTTTCCTATTGATAGTCGGTATGAGGTGTCGTAGAAAAAGAATTGATTATTTGCGCTAGAGTCAATCCCCTCGTTGTTAGTTCCGACTTGCCACTGGCCCGTTGACGCTGTGTATAAAATATCTTGTTCGGTATTTGCTGCGTCACCAATTGCCACGTTGCCGCGCACATCTAGCTCGACTGCTGGGCTATCGGTCAAGATACCTAGGCGTCCATCGCCTCGCATTAAGAATTTAGTAGAGGTGTTGTCGTAGGCTTTTAGGTAATTAGTATCTGAACCCCCGTAAGCTCCAGCATTTAATTTTAGGAAAGCAGCGTCTGTATCATTTCCGTTAGTGTAATTAAAGCTAGTTATGTGAAGCCCCGGTCCTTTGTGTGAACCGGTTCCGCGTGTCAACTGCAATACAGAATTGTCCGCATCAGTGCTTCCGCTGTTGATTGTAACGGCAGTTGCTGTTCCGTTTGTGCTATTGAATACGTTCCCAGAAGCGGAAGTCCTGATAGCGCCAGAAACATCAACGGCATACGATGGGTCAGGCTGGCCAAAGCCAACATAGCCTTCAGGAGATATCGTCATCCTTTCAGTTGGGAAAGTTCCGCTAGTAGTAGCGTTGTTAGTTGCAAATACTAAAAAGTCTCTTTCTTGACCGGCAGTATCATGTACTCTTAATCCAATCCACGCTTGCCCACCCTGATAACTATTTCCGTAGGTTGTGTAGTCCAAATGCTGAAATTGAATACCCGAACTATAATCACCAACTACTCTTGCAGATCCACCGCTATCGTTAATCGTCCTTGTCGTGAGCTTTAACGCGGTGCTGTAATTGTCAATTACATCTGAGAAACCTCCACCAGCCATTGCGTTTTCAGTGTTATAGGCTCCTGTCATTTGGCCGTAAATACCGCCTGTCGCAAAAAGATTGCCGGTTGTTCCGTCAATTGCAAACTTTGTTGCAGAATCTTGAACAAAACTAAGCGCAGCAGTCCCAGTGGCAACGTCTTGGAGCTTTAGATAGTCTCCGCTACCACTAGTGCCGTAGTAAATATTCCCAGCAGCAGCCCCTTTGTGTAGATAAAGATCACCATAGATGTCTGTGTTTCCAGTTCCGTCTACAACAAGCTGTTTTTGGCCGCCTCTTGCGCCTACAACAAAATGCCTAACCTCCGCTGTTGCAGAATCGCTCAACCTTGCCATTTCTATGAATAGGCCGTTTGATTCGTTGTTAGATGTGTCGTTTTGGCCGTGATATATTTCTGTAAATTGGTAAGTGCCAGTACCCCTGTTTGTAAATCGTATCGGGGTTACACTGGTCGCATTAAAAACGGTAGCTGCAACTTGACCTGAGAAATTAGCCAGATCGTTGCGTAGAGTCAACGCTGTAACTGTTGTCGTACCGTTATAGACCTGAAATTGATAATTGCCATACGCATTACCGGCAACGCTTCTTTCAAGCCGCCAATAAAAGTCTCCGCTATTATTTAAATACCCTTGCAAAGCCCCGCTTGTCCCTGCCGCAAAATCGTCATTCCCAAAACGGATCAGCCAAGGACTGTTATCGTCGGCAACAATGTTGACTAAAGGACTTGCGGAGCCATCATCATTAACCGTCAATTTGTTTGTCGTAGTGTGAGCTGCGGTGATATTCCTGTCTGCATCAATGACCGCAGTAGACCCCATCAATAGCGAGCCAGTGTTGACTGCAACATCACCGCCAATCTTGATAGTCAGACGAGCTGGCATGGTTGTTTCGGAGTCTATGGGACTTATATTTCCGCTGGTTGCATCAGGAATCCTGAACCTTATTTCACCGTAGGATGAATAGAAATCAAACTTTTCAACGCTTCTAGTGTCGTAATGAACGCCAGCCCTTATTTGATTAGATGCGCTCCACATCCAGCCCCATGCAGTATCAGCACCAGAATTCCCATCTAGCCAATTTCCATTGTGGTTTACTAATTTTAGGTTGCGAGTCGTGGATGAAGACGTATAACTATCAAAAAGTATTTCTTGTATAAGTGACTGGCTCAACCAAGGTGAGACTGGTGGCTTTATTCTTATTGTGTGGCTGAAATCAAAACTGTCGTTTGCAGTCCTCCATAGGATGCTGGAGTCTACGCCATCGCTCACCGCATCTTGGATAGTTATACCCGCATTATTCGCGGTGCTAGATGAATCACCCGTGGAATAGTTCAGGGTTATATTGGGGTCTTTCACCGTTAGATTATCGGTATTTACGGTCGTTGTTGTCCCGCTCACCGTTAAATTAGAAACCGTCAAGGTGTTGGTGGAATCGTTAAAGGTCAAGTTAGCTGACGCACCCAAAGACCCGCCGTCATTGTATTGAATCTGAGTGTCAGCTCCTGCTGGGCCTGTTACTGCTCCTGCGTTTACTGCTACGCCATTAATGTATAGCCCGTCAGTAAAGTTAGCATCGCCACCAAATGTTAGCTTGCTGCCGTCATAAGGAACGTACATTGAGAATTGTGGGCTTCCTATGCTGCCCAGTATCCCGCTTCCAGAACCTATAGCGTCTCTATCGTTAAAGAAGTAAAGACCATGCAACGGGCCATAAGCTGAGTTGGGGGTGCCGCCTGTTGTCCCTCTGCCTCCGAAGAATATAGCCGTAGAGTCCTGATCGGCTGCGTTAGCCCCTTCCTTGGACATCAGATAAACAGAACCGCCTTTGATTAACGTCTCGTTGTCTCTGTTGTTGTCTGTGAAAATCGTAGTGTGAGCGCCACCAACAAATACAGATTGTCCAAAGTCAGGATGCACAAACGAAGATGCGTTAGGTATAGATATTCTTCTTTCTGTCGCAGTCGGAGATCCGGTTGCAGGGTATGGGCTTAACGATCCATCGGTGACAGTTATAACAACCTTTATGAAATAACGTCCTTTAGGGAATACAAATGTATTTTTGCTCAGTGGTATATTTATAAAGTAGTCGTTATCAACTAGGCCAACGGGAACTGAGGTTCCGTCTAGGGCATCGCCAAACGGAGATATTGTAGGATAGTCATCTAAGATGTCATTTCTGGTATCTAACGAAGCAACGTATGTTCCGCTTTCTCTAACCCTAAAGTTACTATACACATAGCCCGGAAATACAGGGCCTGATGCGACATCCCAGCTTGTAGCATCAACGCTGACTAACGAGGTCCAAGTGCCAGGACTGCCAGTAGAGGCGTCAGCATAAAAAAGCTCTGCCTTTATATTTTCCATAATGCCGTTCAGGGCATTCGCTGCGCTAGATTGTATCCCAGATGTAAGAGGCCCTAAGTAATAGCTAACGATAAAATCAGGGAAGGCTAAGTCTTGTCTTCTATTGTCAAACAAGAAATAGCTAGAGTTATTCGCTAGAACAACGGTCGCGCTCTTCTGGCTAGTCGTATACCTAGACTCTGATGAATAGTCTTGCTCGCCACCTGTAGAGAAGCTAACAGTGTTAGCCTCCACGTTTAGCTTTGACCCGTCCCAGGTAAGCACTTCGCCAGAAGCATCACCAACAGACAGTTTGTATGCGTCTGTGTCGTAACCTAAGAAGAAACCGCTTCCAGAATTAAACGACGACATCGTGCCGCCGTACATTTTTCCAGACGAGTTGACGCTCACTGATCCTGCAAATGTGCCAGAAGTTGCTGTGATAGCGCCGATTACGGAAAGATTCCCGCTTGTATCAATTGTTAAGGTTTGATTGGTGCCGTCAGCAAAACTCATTGAGCCATCTGAACCAAGGAAGAAACCTTGTTCAGTTGATGCGTATGTTGTGTGAGATCCTGAAGTCAGCGATGCTGAATTGATAGTTATGCCGCCTACGCTTCCATCGTTTAGCCCTAGATTCACGCCTGTATCAGCATCTTGCAGGGCGCTATCAGCGTCTCCAAGGCTTGTCTGAACACCTGTCGCTAAGTCTGTTTTTGGAATTGTGATCCCGCTTAGGGTTAAGGACGTTGCTGTGATTGCGCCGGTTATCGTTGCACCTGTTGCGCTTAATGCACCAGCTCTTGTTACCCTAAAAGGCGCACTTGCAAAAGTGTTATTACCTAGGCTAATTCCGTCATCTGTCGATAACGAGACCCTTGTTGCGCCGTCACCAGCGATTAAGTCTGTAGATCCGATTGTAAAGCCACCAACTGTACCAGTTGTGGCGCTTATGTTTCCTCTGACAACCGTGTTGTTGAAGGTGGTGTCGCCGTCCTTGTTAATCTGCCAGCCAGTTTCATTAGCTACACTAAAGTTATCAGATTGTATGGTCACTGCAATTTGATCTGAGCCAACAGCAGAATCGATTATTTGAGCTGTATCAATAGAATCCTCGCCCATAACGGCAACGCCAATCTTGGTGGCTGCGATCTTGGCTGGGCTACTCGCAACCATTACCGATTTAGACGCATTAGACCCGCTTGCAGGAGTTGATCCTTGCGGGTATCTAATCGCTTGAATCCAGTAATAGTATTCGGTTCCGTCTGCGGCACGTTGATCTGTGTAGCTTGTCCCTCGGAATTTAACGATTGGCGTATCGCTGTCCGTAGGAGTTGTTGCGCTCGTGCTTCTATAAACCCAGATCTGCTCCCAAGCTAAAGCGTCTGACGGGTTGTCCCAAGACAACTCAATAGTGTTAATAGCTGCGGTTATGCCAAAGTTTGTAGGGGCAGGAACATCGGGAAGGTTTCTAGCAATAACTCCTGCTGCGGTAATTGTAGAATAATCAGTGGCCGCAGGATCGTTGTATCGAGCTTCCGCATCTTCTATCAGCGTAAGGTTTATCCCGCCTTCGCCATTCTCAGCAAACGACCAGTTGATGCACTTGAATATCTTAGGATTCCATTGCCCTGAATCGACACTTTCCAAGTCCGATAGGTAGACTCTTACTCTATCGCCAATAGCGATCCGCATCCCTTTAAGATTGACGGGAACGGTAATAACTGTTTGCAGGAAGGATTGATTAACTTGCTTGAAGGCTATTCGTTGCGCTGCGTATCGGTTGTCCGTGAACGGCAGCTTGATTTCTTCTTCTAAGACCTCGCCGTTGTCTCTAGCAATAGCTCCCGAAACGGTGACGGGGCCAAACTCCATCATCTTGTATTGCTCTGTGGGATCAATGAATAATCCCTTAATCTGATTTAGACGGTCAGATCTTGGTATAGCGGTTCTGATATCGACTTTGCCGATGATGTCATCTTCGGTTATGTTCTCAGACGGCTGTACAAATATTCCTGCGTGGACTATGTACTTGCCTTGGCTGTATGCCAAAGAACCGTTCATACCGCTTAATATCTTCTCGATTGATTTGGCGTATGGGTCAGCGCCGAAGATAACGCCACTGCCAAAGAATCTTTTCTGGGTGGCAGAGTTAGGAATAGGTACTAACGTGTCGCAAGCATCTGCCGCTGTTATGATGGCCGACCAATCGATTTTAGTCGCAGAAATCCCCAATCCAAATTCGGAATCCATTAGGTAATCGGCAATCATTAACGCAGGATTCTTGCCTTGTTCGCCTCGGTCTATAGACGCAGTGCTTAGGCTGTCGTCATCGTATTTAACGTATGCAGCATTTGTTGGGCTGTTTCCAGCGAATGCAGGATTACCGCTGTTTGCGGCTACCTCTAATCGAGGGTCGTAAACCTTCTTTCCTTGCACTAATGCTTTTATATTCTGAACGGTTCCAACTTCGTCCCAGACTTCCCTAGAGCCTTCGTTAATAGTCCATCGGGTATACAGGCTTGCCACTCCGTTGCCGAGATGCGTAGCCAGATACTCCGTTGCCGTTTTAGCATCGGACCTTAAACCCGCGTAGACCGTTTGAGAGTTAGCGCCTAATCGAGTGTCGATGTATACAATCGTTTCGCTCGTTCCAGCCTCGTTATTCTTAGGCCCGAAGAAGCCGCTAGTTACTAGCTTAGTGGTAGGGTTGTAGACACCTGAGTTTGTTAAGTCGATAATCTTATCGTCGAAATAGACTTTCTTGATGGCCGTTAATTCGTGACCAGCTAACGCAACTACTTGGTGCATATATTTGTTGTTAGCGCCTGACACTTGAGCGTAAGTCAAAGGCCCACTAACCAGAGTCTCGCCGTATACTAACTTTCTCGGCTCCGTCGTAGATCGCACTGTTGTTTGACGGCTTCGATCATTGTCATCTACAGAAAAGTTTATCTTTGGCTTTAGCAATCTTGATGCAGCAACTACAGCGGTGGTCGCCACAACTAAAGCTGCGATACCGCTTCCAGCAGCGCCCATCGTCGCTATAAAAGTAATTCCTGAAGCAATAAACGCAATTACTGGTGGCATAGCTTCCATCCTAGAGATATGTATTCGCTTGGAAGTCGAGCCAAGCCTTTATGGGTCAAGCAAATAGCCTGATCCCCTAATTTTATTCCCAGCAACTGATTGTCTGGGATTGTCACCATAACAGGGCTTCCGTCTTCTAGCCCTTTGATGTCACTGGTTGACTCACCCAATACTGTTGAGACTGTATCCTCTAAGTCTCCATTAGACTTGATGATGTCGTAAGCCTCTTGCTCCGAGTTGTAACTAAAGTCGGCCAAATAATCCTTTCCTGTAAGCTCCTTGGCGATAAACCCTGCAAACTGGCAGCAATCAGCATCGCCGTAGGTAAAATCTCTACGCTCCCATTTGTTTAACGCTTGTAAGATTCTTAGCTGCATTAGCGCATGTATTGCTTATCAGGGATTGTATCGTCCGAATCGATTCCAGGCGTTGAACGACCAGACCCTCCTTTCCTAACACCCCAATCCAAAGTGATGTCTTGCATCTCTTGCAAGTGCGTAAAGAAGGTATCGCCAGAGAACTTCGCTTGCTGTGACGCATTCGTGTAAAGCAGATTAGATGACCGCTCGAACATGGCGAGTTCACTTTCTGCACTTAGGGCTATGGTATCTCCGCCATCTCCACCAAGCCTTACGTCCATAGTATCTATGAAGCCATTCCATATAACGTCAGGAGTTGCCACAAGCTGATCGGAGTCGTTTAGAGCGCCAACGTATAGGGTGACAGGTCTTTGGTAGTAAACTTCTTTAACGGCCTCTGCTACAAGCCCAGCATCCAGTCCTGACAAGGTTAGTTCAATGTTGTATGGGCTAATTTCCTCGCCTTCTTGGATCGTGCTGATCTGTCCTAGATCGCCAGTACCAAGCCAGTTGACGTTTCCGCTACCATCGTTCCAAGTGTAAGTCCCCAGTCCATTGTGAAGCCTTATCGTCCCAGCAGAGCTAGGGTCAAACTCCAGCTTTACAAATACAATCGGATTCACATGACTTGCCGCATAACTCGCTGCTGTGTTTGATGCTAGATCTCTGCTCACGCTAGAACGTCCTCAATGGCTTCTATGTTAAATGTCGAGTATATCCCTGGCTGCGTGTCCCATCCAGTTGATCCGGTCATTATAAAAACTCCGACAGGGTTAATAAGCTCTACATCTTCTCCTGCTGATGACACTCTTACTTCTGGCGATACCTTTATGGGAATAGTTGTGGTTGTGCTGGTCACATCCTCGGTACACATAAACATTTGGTTATTGGCGCTTAGGTAGTCGCCGCTTTTTACTGTTAAAGATGTACTAACCGTTCTCGTGCAATTTAGTGTCCCGCCCGTACTAGATGCGGTAACTAAACCTGTTTGCGACCCAGTACCTCTTCTAGCAAAGGCGTGATCTTTTATGCTAAACCTATGTCTTTGCCCCTCCAGCATGACCATGAACGCTTGCATTTTAGCCCTGTCTTCTCCAAAAAGATTCTCAAAGGACAGAGATATTCTCCAGTGCGAACCTTTTCTAGCAGCCGTCTGAACTGCCTTAGTGAGAGGGCTTTCAAATATTCTGCTGTTGGTCACTAGCTCCCAACTAGAAGTGCTAGGAAGTACATTAGGTACTTTATCGGCAAATATAAAAATTGTCATACGAACCGACGCCTCCTCATGAGGTTTTGTATATTCTGAGTGGTTGACTCAGCGGTTTGCTTCATTGCTGCTCTGATCTTCTGATCTACGCTCGCGTCTGCACCTCTGGCGTCTACATTGTTAATAATTGTTATACCGCCGCCACCACCAACGGCATTTTTGAGTTGATCGTTGCTCGATATACGACCTGATCCTCCCATCGTCAACAGCTCTGGGCCTCGCTCACCGACTAAGTATGATTGGCCGCCTCTAACTTGACCGCCAGTTGCCCTTGCTGCCGCTGCTGCTCCACTTAAAGCTGTCACTGCCGCTGCTAGTGGCCCAGTAATACCTATTGCCGTCGCCATCGCTGCGGGTGCCGCTGCTGGGCCTACAACTGGGATCGCTGCTGTGCTTGTAAAGGCATTGATTCCCGCCATGATGCTTTGCGCTTGTGCCGTCAAGCCCATGTATGTTGCAGCAGACACAGCAGTCGCCTTGCCCATCAACTTCTCTACTGCCGCCAAAGCAATCCGTTTAGCTATCATTTGAGAAATAGCGCCCAAGAATGCCTTCAGCATCCCTTTGGTAAACTCTAAGAATGCCTCTTTGACGGTCATTGTGCCTGTCAGGATGCCTTCAAAAGCGTTAGCCATGTTGGATTCTAGGCTCATCGCCATTGCAACTTGCATGGCATCTATTCTTCCAACCGCCTCTCTAGTTCCCTCCACCCATTGATCAAGATAACTTTTATTGGCCTCTGCCTGTATCTGCGCTGTTTGAATTGCGATGGACTGAACTGCTGCCGCGTACTGCTCTTGAGTCATTAACCTCTGTGTAACTTCTTCGCCAAGCGCGTTTGTATAGGTGGCTTCTGCATCCTTAAGGCTGTTTAACGCCTTTAATTGCCGGTCGAGATTGTGTAGCTGTTGCTCCGTCTGGTTCATTCCCGCAGTCATGATGCTGTCAACAAATGATTGCGCTTGCGTCACTTGAGCTTGTGCTTGTTTAGCGGATTGAAGGGCTAGGTTTAATCTCTTCTTGTTCTCAGCCTCAGTTGTCGCAGTAATCTTTTGCTCAGTCACGGTTGCGTGAGCCAGTATGTTCTGATCTATCTCTCGCCTTAAATCTGCTAAAGCCTCTTGATCCCCTCCAGCCTCTCTGACCAACTCAACTTGCTTTTGGTATTGCGCTTCTTGCTGAGAGATAAACTGAGTATGAGCATCCGAATACATAACTTGCTGCTTTCGGATAGAATCTTGAACCGTGGTATTAGCTTGCTCTCTTAACCTGTCAAGACGCTCCTTTTTCTTGGCTTCTTCCTTTACTTGCCTGCTAGAAGCCTCAGCAGAACCTTCAACTAAGGAATTAAATGCCGCAACGCCATTCTGCCTTACTTCATCTAAAGCAGTGCTGGTAAATCCTAAGGTTTCGTTTGCCCCGCTCAACTGCTCAATGGATTTCTGAACGCTTTGTGTAAACTCTAGGAATTTCTGAGACCCGCCTTGAGGTGCCATCGAAGCGGTAACAGTTATTTCATCCAGCAAATCCCGAAAGGTCTCAAAAGTTGAAACGTCACTTGAGTCTAAGCTCGCAGCGCCTTTCAATAACTTTCCTGCCGCTTCTGGTAAAATACCGAATCTAGCAACAAGGTCTTCTATGTTGTCGGCCAGTATCCTAGTGGACGCACTGGCTTCTTTAGCAAACCCTTTTCCTGTAAAAACATCAGAGGCAGTTGTTCCAGCTTTTTCAAGCTGACCCAAAAGGTAGGCAGATCCTTTTAACCTATTGTCTAGCCCGTCGTAATCATCGAGGCTGTCAAGAATTGCGGTAGAAGTTAGCTTGATTGCGTTCCTAGCTTCGTGCTGCGATCTTATTAACTCTGCCATTAATGCGGTTTTAGACCTGTCAGCAAAGACCTGCAAGCGGTCTGATAGCTCAAGGATATTGTTATCAGTCCTCACTACAGTCTTGTCTAACTCGTCCAAGGACTTTTCTAACCCCTCGGCCCCGTCTGAACTGTTTTTAAATGCAGTTACTAATACGCTTCCTATCAAAGCTCCGAAAGCGACCAACGCTCCAACAACAGCGCCGCCTGGGCCAAAGATAGATAGTATTTGCGGTCCCTGTTGGGCCAAAATAGTTAAACCAGCGGTGCCAGATTGAGCCTGTACTGCAACATCTTGAAGCTGAAAGGATAGTTGCTGAGTAGCTCCTCGCATTGCGCGAAAGCCACCTCTAGCTTCTTTGTGAACTTGTGCAGCGCCTCTAACGGCCTCGTTTGCTTTTTCCTGCTGCTTCTGATAATTCTTTTGAGCAGTCTCGTTCTTTTTAGTTTCTTCCTTGTACTTCTTAACCGCATCTTCTGCTTTGTCGGCATTGACGCCTAGCTTCTGAAGCGCAAGATGTGCTTCTTTGATGCCCTTAGAGGTGACTCTTATGTCTAAATTTGCGTCAGCCATTCTTATTTGCCTCTACCCTTTGGGCTTGGTCTAATTCGACGATTGTATCTATCTCAAAAAGCGTTAGCTCCCCAAACATCTCCATATAATCTTTTATATGCGTGTAGCTAATTGCCTCTCCAGATGCGTTCTTCAACCGAACAAACATCAACCAAAGATATGCAAGCTCGTCCCGTAGAACAGGTGCGGCTTGCAATTCTTTAGGCTTGCGTCCCAGCGTCTTCTCGACTTGCCTCAAATTTTCAATACGGCTAACTTTGGAGTCTTTGTCGTAACCAGAGGCCCAAAACTGCCACTGTGCATACGTCAAGATTTCGTCAGTTAGCCCTTGATAAAATTTTGGCGCTGGCTAACAAAAGTCATAACCTGAGTTGCTACATCAGGTGATTGATCGTAGATCTTTCTGGCTGCTTCAGGAGAGAAAGGAACATCTTTAGCGTCCTTGCCACTTCCTTGCTTCAAGCCATTCCAACCTATCGTCACTGCGACCAATAGGTCAGTCATGCTATCTGTATCATCAACCTCAAGATTCGCCCGATTAGACTTTAGTATCGCTCTCCTAAAGGTCTTTGAGTCTGGCCCCCTAACTATAAAAACCACATCTGACGGCTCGCCAGTGCTGGGGTTATTTATAGCTACCTCTCGGCCTTTCTCATGCTCATCCGCTGTATAAAAATCATTAATATCCATCCTTCCCTCTCTCCCTGTTTACGCGTCTGTTCTAGTAATAGCTAACTGCGAGGTGATCCCAGCGTCGTATAATGCAATAAAGTCAAGCGTTACAGTAATCGCACCGGCACCGCCGACCTCTGGATTACCGGAGTTGTACTTCACATTTGGCATATTAAAGGCATAATTATTTCCAGCAGCGTCTTGCAGAGTAAACGTAATCGCCGATGAGGTTTCGTTAATGAACTTGTTAATCAACGTAATGTCTTCGAAGTACGCAGTTATCGACCCTGTTACAGTAGATTTTGCCAATGGCGGCTTTAACGTGGTCGAATCCCCAACAACGTATTGCGGCTCAAGACCGTTCTCAATATTTAATTCAAGAGCAGTCACCACCGCGATACTAGAGCCTCCTTCAGTAATTGCTCCAGTAAAGCTGTCAAAAGGGTCTGTAGTTGTAGCGGCGGGATGGCTTGCGCCAGAGAGAGCCGTGGCAGTTGCAGTTAAATCTTTACCGATTACTGAAAACGATCCCGTAACCATAGAGTTAGGTGCTACAGAAAGGCTCATGCTGTTAAACAAGCAGCCAGTCGATCTAATGTATTTGTTTATGTCAGTATGATGACGTTCGATAGTGAACGCAGTTGCTGTGGTGCCTGTCTTTAGGACATCGGTAGTCCAAGCGCCGCACATAACTGCCGCGAGCAAGTCATCAAAAGATTCGTAAGACAATTCAAAGTTAATATCTCCTGATACTGCCTTGTTGCCGTGGCGATAATGGGCGATTTGACGATCTTGTCGCAATTCTTCTGACTCAATAGCGTCTTTAGTCATCCCTAATGTCGTTCCAGTGTGCCGAATAGCCTTCATTGTCGGGTTCGCTGGAGTAGTGCCAAATGTTACTTCTGCTGTATAGCTCATGTCATGCCGAGCGCCTGTTGCAATAGTCATAATGTTTTACCTTGGGGCTACATGAGCCGAATAGTTGATTGAGACTGAGATAACAAACCTGTCATCTACGATTAATCCCTCATTCCGAGAGGTGTCGCCTAAACGAACTGTTACGCCATTATAAGTTAGATCAGTGCCTCGCTTAAAGTGATCTGCAACAGAATCCGCTTTTGTTTCTGCCTCATTCCTTCCCTTGCCTGATGGGGCGTAAACGTCCACTTGGTAAATACCAGCGTGTTCGTCTAGTCCAGCAGACCCTAGCCCAATTTGGGCAGATGAGACCGGCAGCAGGGACGGCCTCAAATATAGAGTTCCTTTGGTTGGCTTAAAAACTGTATTAGGCCAAGCAATCGGGGCGCTACCACTCAACGAGTTAAGCCTTGCGTCTAGTGCTGCGCTAATGTCAGAGAATACAGTGCTCATGGTTGTTTACCAATTACTATCAAACCTTCTCTGTCTCTCCTCATAGATACGGCCATCCTCTCTACGTTTATTCGGCTCATACCTTTTGGCGCTTGGGTAGAAAAGCCATTGATCGTCTTTCCTGTAGGGTTCTTCGGCGGGTTAGGGTACAAGCCAAACTCAACCACTGGGGCATAGGGTAGATTATTAGAGAATACGATAGTCTCATCGCCTATAACCTTTTTAATCTTAGTCTTTGCTTCACTTAAAGCTCTTGAGCCGCTTGGGTCTGCACCTTTTAGACTTCTGCCGTTTCTCGTATTAATCCCCGTTCGCCAGTTGTTAATCAGAACTCCTTCGTCTATAGGAGTGTCAGCCAACACATTTTCTATCAACTTCAATGCCGCGCCCTTCTTGGCGGCAACGACATCTCGTCCAGTCTCCTCTGCCCAAGCCTTAACGTCTAATTTGAAGCTCATAGAGCACATCCGTATCTGATGGGGCTATGGTAACGACATCCATAACCCTGTAATTTTCTGAGTCAAACAGAATGTTATCATCTATCTCAGGAGATCCGTTGCCAGCCTGGAAGTACATCCTAGCATCGTCTCTCTGGACCATTTCGCCATCAATCTCCGCTTTACTGTAGTTTAACCTTACAGCTTTGCCGGTAATTGTGGTCGTACTGCCGCCTGTATAAGATCCGGTTGTAGGGTTAAAACTAGCCCCGCCCGTTCTAGTCGCAGTGGCATCCTCGCCAAACTTCGTCAAGATGCTAGTCGCAGTCGATTGTGTGGCTGTATAATTAAAGCTCACGCCCTAGATACTCCGTTGACTGGCTTGATGATCTTTCTAATAGCAGATCTAACTGCTGGCGTTTCTTTGTTCATGCTTGCGTTGTTCTTGTAAGTTACTGTTATTTCACCAATTTTCTCTTGAGTGGTCTGTCTGTCTCTAGCAGATAGCGCAAAATTGCCATCAGAAACCGTTCTAGTAACTTCATAAACTGCATTCTTTAGCTCTTTCGGTATCTCATCTGAGTTAACCGAGTAACTGTCTATGTATACTTCTGTTCTGGGCCACTGCAACGACTGAGCATCAGTTGCTTTGCGTCCCAAGAAATTCTGCGCTTCGATGTAATCCATTGCCGTGAGGATTAGCTCCTCGATCTTGCTTGCACTGTGACTATGGGCGATACCGCGAGCAGTTGCCCAAGTATCCCACTCTGTCGTAGTTACATAGCTATTAGCGTTCGCTACACCTGAACCGTCTTCGATAATAAGCGCCATTACCTATCCTCAAGTAAGAATCAAGGGGGCCGAAGCCCCCAATCATCTAGCATTAGCCAAAATTAGCCAAGCAAAGTAGCGATGAAGTCAGGCTTCCAAGCCTTAACACCCCATGCAACACCAACTTCGATCATAGACTTACGATATCCGCGATAAACACGAACCTCGAAGACTAATCCACTACGTTGGTCTTGAACGATCAGAGAGTCATCAGCCAAATCGCCACCTTCAGGTACAGCAGGAGCGCGAATAGCAAGCTCTAATGCTCTACGGTGCATTGCGATGTTGGCGGAGAAGCTATCACCAATCGTCATCTCAGCGGCGTCAGCCAAGACTGCCTGCAAGCCAGGAGTCCCGAGAGTTGCATTGCCAGCCGCAGCGGTAAAGCCACCGTTTACAACGTACTTGTTAGTATCGCCAGCAAAGGTAACGATGTCGCCAGATAACAACGAACCGCCGTTACCACCGTCAAGAGCGATAACAGAGTCACCGACAGCGTTGCCGCCGTTTGCGTCTAACCCAGTAGCCGTTCCTTTGGTATGGCTTTGGATTTGTGCAGACTCACGAATGCCCATGCCGAACAGATCAAGCAAGATACCTTGACGGAGCAAAGTGTCATTACCTGATTTGTTGACTTCCTGCAATGCAGCGAGCTTACGCAAGTTAGCACCGGCAGAAGAACTCAAGATCAAGGAGACCTGATCCTGTTCAGTAGGCATACCGTTGTCAACCAAGATCTTTCGCATCTCTGCAATAGCGTGGTTGTTGGTGCCAAACGGAGTCGTTCCAGCAGTACCGTGAGCGCGTGAAGCATTGGTATACGCCTCAACAGCCAAGTCATACTCTACTTCGTTACAAAGCGTTCGCATTGCTTGTGCAATCTGATCACCGTAAACAGTCTCGAAGCCAATACCGTTGTTCAAGTGCCGTACATCTTCCCCAGTGTAAGGGATTTGTACTGCGCGAGACTTAGTGATAGACAGCGTTTTGTTGTCAACAGTCTGATCAGTCCCTTCTGGAACAGTCATAGACTCAGACACATCTACAGCAGTCGCCGCTCGTGTGAAGGATGCTCGAACGGTATCGCCTTTAGCGACTCGCTCTGATCCGTTTGCGTTAATGGTAGACGCAGGAATGAAGCCAACAAGCTCTCGACCCACTACGTCAGCCGCGACATAAATGTCAGCAGCAAGGTTAGTTAATACGTTAGCCATTGTTGGCCTCCTTAATCATCAAAAAGTTTGCCGCCCGAACGCATAAAATCCGATTGATCAACCGGACGTAGTGCATCAAAGTCAGCTCGTGACATTTCTTTGGATCGCGCTTCAGCTCTGCCTTGCGCTCTGACGGCCCCGCCGCCATTTGCTTGACTGCCATCAACCAAGAACGGGAAGTTCTGCCTGATGGAGTTAGTGAGGTCATCAAGTGTTGAAACGGTCAACTGCCCCGATTCATCTGCCACTCGAATCTCATTGTCAACTAGGGTTAGCCTCTGGCTAATCTGTTGTTGCAATAGTTTTGCGCGACTTGTGTCTTTTGTCAAGCCTGACGCTATTTTTACAGCCTCTTGGTCGATTTTAGACCTAGAAATGTCCGAATTCATCTTCTCGATGGTCTTTCGCAGGGTATCCGACTCTTGCTTCTGCGATTCAAACAGTTGTTTGTAGTCGTTCTCAGCCCTAGCCTTTTCCTCCGCTTCCATCTTGGCCCTAGTCTTTGCTGCTTCGGTCGCCTCTTGGGCTTTCCGTTTCTCGGCGATCAGCTCGTCATTTTTAGCCTTTAGGCCAGAAACTTCCTGATCTAACCGTGATTGCAGCTCTTGCTCAATTTGCTCCGCAATCTTCCCTTTTACGTCATCATCTAGCTCGATGTCTTTTAACGCTTCCATTTGCTCACCTCTAGTTTGCAATGTACGCCTCTGGCGTATTAAATACCCAAGTCCTCAAAGACCATAGGTTCCAGTTTCCTAAGTTGGTCGAGCGTCAAAGTTGCCCCTTGTGCATCCACAAAGCGCCCTATTGATATTCGCCCTTCTCGGAACAGTTTAGCTCTCGTAACCCCTAAAACTTCCGTCTGGAACGCCCTAGATTGCCGTCTAAGCCATGTTTCGTATCGAGTGCTCTTACTTACTTGCTGCGCTCCAGAGTCTCCTAGAGCGGCTCTAAATTGGTCCTCTGAGTCCCCTTCAACGACTGGGGCTATGGTACTGCGACAGTTAAAATGCGCTGGAGGCTTTGGGCTTTCGTTGCTTTCTTTAAATATCTGCTGATCCCTGCTCGCGCAGATCAAAGAGGTTCTACCGTCCAACGTGGCAATCCATCTATAACTATTAGTTATATTAGGGTTCTCTCTCATAACCACTTCTCTGGCTTGGACGCTTGTATAGTTTGTGACGGTTCTAGCAAGTGTTGCCGCTTGTCTTTGCTGTAACTTAGTTAAGTTCTTGATATTGCTAGTTATTTCCTGAGATGTCTGCCCAAGGGTTACGCCGTCCCTGATGGTCTGGACTATCTGTCTGGACTTCCTGCCAGAGTATTCCTGTAACGCTTCGTTTATGGTGTACGATCTATCGGGTTCTAACGGCATTCGTCTCAGTAGCATCGCGGCCTGTAGGATTGCCAAGGCTGGGGCGGTCACTGCAACGGCGGCGGCGGCATTTTCTAAGAGGTTGACGTTAAACTCGGATTCATACCCGATAAACTCCAGCATCTCATCGACAACGGACTTTTCGTACTCCTCAGACTGGGATTTTATCTCCTCGGCCACTTCGGCGATGATCTGATCCAGCCTAGCCGGTGAAACCGTGGCTATATCCGCCCCTAGACGCTCTGTGACGGCCTCTATCAGCTTTTCCACATAGTCATCGGCCAAACGCTCACGCCCTTGCGAGTAACGCATGATGAACACCTGATGGCGTGTAACGGCGTCTTCTATTTTGTCATTGGTTGACATGGGTTAGCCTAGCGGGGCCAGTTCTCCGAGTTCTTCCTTGATGTCTTCGAGCTGTCGATCAGCGTCGATGATTCCCCCCGCCTTCAGTCGGTCAAAGATGTCCTGATTGCTGATAATCTGCCGATCTAAGAGCGTGACCATTGACATGAGCAATTGCGGGTCAACAGACTTGTCGTAGAACTCTCGGTTGATCTCAAACTCTGACAAATCACCAACACCCATGAATTCCCCGCACCATACTAAGCACTGCTCGATAGCTTGGCTCAAGTTGTGGACAATATCGCCTAGAACCGAGTTTTCACTGGCAAATCGGATTCTCGCGCCCTCTGCCGTCTCATTCCCACCCCTATCCGTGACGATACGCGCACCGATGGCGATCATTGCGTTTTCTTTGGCCTTCATCGCCTCTAAAACTAGGTTGTTGGGGTCAGCCTGTACCAATGTCGCGCTTCCTGCCTCACCTAGCACATGACCCGCCCTAGATCCCAACTTGATCCCGTTGGGGTTGTACTCGAACCACTGCTCCATCGACAGGCTATGAGTGATGAACAGGGTTGGTTGGCCAGTCAAGAAACATGATTCTTCGTAGTCTGCCGAGTTGCGGTAATGGGCAATGTTCACATCCGCAATATCAGAAAGCGGCGCATCGTCTACCGTCGCGTCATTGTTCTTTGATCCAACGAAGATTCCAGGAATAACGTCCCAAGCCGACCCATCGGCCCTTTTCGGGTAGAACTCCTCGGTATATGGTTCGCCATCCCGATAGAGTTGTTGGGTATAACCATCTTCCCTCAGCCTCAGCACTCGGTATTGTGTATCGGTATCGTGTGCGAACTCGTCCCCGCCGTCCTTGTAGTCTTCTGCGATCACGCAAAGGGTTAGCAGCTTACGGCCTCGGACTGACTCAGTACGCCAATTAATGACCTGTTCCGCCGTGAACGGGACGATTGAGGCTTTTAGGTCTAGCGTTGAGACATCCTCGGCGCTCAGTCCATCTTCCGCTTGGGGATAGTCAACCAGCAAGAAGGCGCGTCCCGTTTCCAGAAGGTTGGACAACTCATCCTTCGCCATTTGAACCAGCCCTAAGCCGTCGCCGGTTGCATCGGTCAAAAGGTAATCCAAGGCCGTAGGGATCTCAAGCACTGGCATCTTGCGGAATGCCGCCCCAACCAAAGCATTTTTGGTGCGTCCGGTGAAGTTGGTAAACAATGCACGCTTGAGGTATTGCCGGTATCGCATCGACTGAGAACCGACGCTGTCATCGTTGGACTCTGAATCGGGGACAGGCAGATAGTCCTGCCGCTTGTCTTTGACGGCTACCGAGCCTCTAACGGCGTCTCGCGTCTTCTTCCAGACCGGCAAATAGGTTTCATAATCGGGGTTCTTGTTTTCTACTGTCATCGGTTGATTCTCTTAGGTGGCAAAGGCAAAGCGTACATTGGCAACCGGCTTCATGACCGGCATCTCATACGCGATGGGGTACGTTGTCGCATCGTTTTGGTGATCTACGCCGCTCGATTTGTCTGGCTCACCGTTCTTGTATACTTGCTGCTCTAACGATTCGGCTGTGACCTTGCACGCCTCAGCGTTAATTCTAACCCTTCCCTGTCCAAGCGCCCTATTCATGGCCGCCACCCTATCCTTAACCGCTGGATTCTTCTTCTTCGCCCTCACCGTGAACCCTGCCTGCTCTAGCAGTGCAAGGTCACTCAATGAGGCGTTGACCGTCTTCCTGGCCCCGCCTGACGCATCGGGGTAGATATATATCGGGTTGTGCGGGAATCGCCCTTGAAGAATCCGGATCATCTCAGGCGTATCATACATGCTCACAAGCTCATCGACCCCATGCCACACCCTGCCGCCTTCCCGCTGAACGTACACGGTCGCCGCCTGTTTGGTGACGTTGAAGTCGCAACCAATGAATAGCGGTTCATTCTCTTTGATCGTCTCAGTCGATCCGCAAGCGTGCCGGTCGTAACTCATGTATACCGTTCCGCTGGTTAGGTTGACGAATTCCCCGTCCAAGTAAGCCGCGAGCAAGTGCTGGGGGTAGATGGCTTTCAGGCTGTCGATATACCCCTCTGGAATGTGCGGGTTGCTCTCTGTCGGTGCTTGGATGATCTCATAACCCTTCTTTGGGTCTTTCTTCCACGCCTGATATACGAATCGGAAACCTTCGGGCGTTGTGGTAACGCCGACCGTGTTAGCCTTCCCGCCTTCCTTCTTCTGCCGGTTCCGCGCCAAGATCTGTCGCCAAGCATGGGCGGCTTCTTCTGGCTTCATGGTGTCCAGTTCGTCAACGTCCGCGTCGGCGTGCTCATAGCCAACGATTCTATGCGGTGCATCCATCGACCGGAAAAATACCGCGCCCATCCCATTGATCTCAAGATAGTTGAGCGGTGATTTATAGAGTCGGTATGGTATATCAAGCTCTGTCAAGATTTCCTCGAATCGTGGAAAGGCAATCATGCGGATTAGGTCATAAGTCGGCGCGTAAAAGCCCCTGTTCGTTGTGGGGTTTCTCAGCTTGCCGATGATCGACCGATGGATGGCCGCTTCTGTCTTACCGGCACCGAATCCCGCCACCATTGCGGGGAATTGCGCCTCGCTTGTGATGTAGTCGAATTGCGGTTTGGTTGGGCTAATCGTCGAAGACATGCGGATTGACGATCTCGATGCTGATTGGCTTGTGCTCTTGCACCGTGTCGATTTGATCCCGCTGGCCTAAGAGCTGTTTGCCTAGCCAGATCGCCATCGTTGGGTTTCCGCCTTCCATGATTTCGAATTGCTTACGCCTAACCGACAGCATCCCATCTGATCGTCCGTGTTCGATGATCTCTGCAAACTCCTCATCATCTGACATTCGGCGCTCGATGGTCTTCTTGTTGCAACCGAAAAAGGCCGCGATCTCTGCAATGGTGCAATGCAGTTTTAGCAGCTTTCGAAGTTCGTCTAGGTCGATTTCGGTTCGAGGTCTTCCCGCCATGTCATCGGCCCTTTTTCTTGCCCATTGGCTTTGCTTTCTTGTCGGTCGTTTTCTTGACCTTCTGGCCTTGTTTCTTCAGGTCTTTGTATGGCATTGGTTCGTCTCCTGGAGTGTCTTAGATGAGGCCATGAGCCTCGCTTAGGTTGTTTGGGCCACACTTACCACTTAACCCGATTGGACCAATAAGAGCCGCTGAGTTTACCCTTGGCGATTCCCTTGGCATGCCTGGCCTTGAAGCTCGCACGCCTTGCCGCATCCGCTTTGCTTTCACCCTTGCTAGGCGGGGAGCCTTTAACGCCTTGCTGGCCGAACCGTATCAGCTTGACTTGATCGCCATCCTTAGCGAGCACCACATGCGACTTTGAGGCGTGGCTAGGCGTGCGCTTTGGCTTGTTGAAGCCGTCAAGATTAAATCTTTCAAGCCTTGGATCTTTCGCCATTTTCGGGCCTTTTATAGTTGCGACAATATGAGGCTAGGAACGCTCTGCAATGCGTCCTGTAATGATTTGGATCTTTAGTGAGTCAACGCCTTCTGTGAGTTCCTCGAACGCTGAGAGAGCTTTACGCGAGCTTGTAACGCCATCCGCGTCAGCTCTCAACCCTTCGCCTAATGCAATGCAGCCTGTTACATCTTTAGCAGTGTTTCCCGCGTGGATGAGGATATAAGACCGTTCGGGGACATCTTCAAGCATCCAGACATCGGGACCGAACTTTGGGGAATCATGGCGCGTCATTTTGTAGCGACCATCTGGCACACATGAGACGTTAACAGCGTTGTCTAGCCACGGCTTTTCCACGGTCCAACATCGAAAGCCATCGAACTCTAAGCGTCCAAGCGTGCATTCATCGGAGAAAAACCAGCGCGTTAATATAACCATAAGGAATAAGGCCTTGAAATATTCGGCCTTTATATCATAACTCGCTGAATACGCAAAAAAAAGCCCCATTTAAGGGGCGATTAATTTGGGAAGGGTAAAGGGTCAACCTACAAGAAGAAAGACCCCACAAGGATCGACAGGAAGAACAGAGCGCCTGCTATCATCATCCATTCGTCTTGCATTAAATCTTTATGGCTTGTGCTGTGCCTTCTCATGCTGTAATCCCTTCAAGTTTAAGTGAGTGATCGACTAACTTGCAATCTAACTCCCCGAATTCTTTGTCCGTAAAAACCCCCGCGTTGTACATCCTTTCGAGCCAATGTTCAACCTTGCTCAATTGTTCGATGGTTTTGGCGGTCTTGATCTTGCTGATCGA